TTGATTTACTTTTACGTCTGTGACAGCTGTGTATACCCCACCTGTCTTTGCATATGTAGTACCCATTTTGTCTCCTTATGTTCTAAAGTAGATGGTGCCATTAGCCCTGCCATCACTATTACTAGGTGCACTGGAACTAATAACTGTTGTTATACTTGTGCCAGCTGGCCCTGTTGCACCTGTAGACCCTGTTGCACCTCTAGACCCTGTTGGGCCTGTAGACCCTGCTGGGCCTGTAGACCCTGTTGGGCCTGTTGGGCCTGTAGACCCTATTGGCCCTATTGGCCCTATTGGCCCTATTGGGCCTGTTGGCCCTATTGGGCCTGTTGGGCCTGTTGGCCCTGTGTCTCCATCAACACCGATGATGCCATCTTCCCCTTGTAAAGAGGCTATCCACTCACTTTCTGTACCAACAAATCCTTCATTCTCTGCTATCTCATATGCTGATAACCCATTACTACCAACATAGTCAACGACAGCTTTCTCTGTTGGGAAAGCAGTATCCGCACCGGGTGATGTAATAGATGTTACTATATCTCCAGCATCTTGCATTGTTTGCTTAGAATTAGAAACACTCCCATTTACTTTAATTAATTTTCCTGACGTTAATGCCATTTCTATCTCCTATGTTATAAGGCTGTTGCCATTATTATCTACTAAAAAGTTACCTGAATTCTTTAAATATATTGTATCTAGTGGTAGCGGTCTCCTATATATTATAAGGCTGTTGCCATTATTATCTACTAAAAAGTTACCTGAATTCTTTAAATATATTGTATCTAGTGGTAGCGGAATTGCTGCTAATTGTAGTGTTACATTATACAATTCACAGTCGCTATATCCAGAAGAGCAAGATGACTCTAAAGGATTAGTGATAAATGTTGCACGCCACTTCCTAGACAGATTATCTGTGTAACCAAACTCACTGCCACTATATAAAATATAAAAATTGATGATACTATCTAGCTCTGTCTTAGTTAAGCCACTATACCTAAGCAATAATTTTTCATTCTTTAGTTTCTTGTAGCTAGATATAGCCCCACTCATAGACATATGGTACAATATATTATTATTGTATTGGTCACTATCCCCATAACTGGGGTTCTTTAGTGTTATATTAGTTGTTGCTGTACCCGTGTGGGGGTAATACAGTGATGTACTCATTATACATCCTCCTTAAACTCAAAAGAAACATCATAGCTACAGTTATCTTTTTGTGTTATTATTTCATTATCACTTGTGATAATGTAGCCTGTTTTTAATAAGCTATTATGATCTAGTATCTCAATATTCAAGCCAGCTGTATTATCTAAAAAAGATTTTAAAGAAACTATTTGACTAAATATTAATGTTGTAAAAGTATATACATTGGTCTTTATTATTGGCCAATCAGTATCTGTGAAAACTTTAGCTTGACCATGCCTATTCTCACGAGTTATAGCTCCTGTGTTATATCTTACAATATTACTATACTCTGGATCCTTTAAAGCTACAGAATAGTCTGGAGAGCCTGACACTAGATAATTATCTTCATCATCAACTAAAAAATTACCATCGTCGTCTACTAAATAGACTGTTGTTGGATAAGCAAGTATAAACATTAGTAAGCCTTTACAATATATTGTACCTGAATAATATCATCATCTACTGGTGTTGGTGGATTTGTGAAAGCTGCTGTACTCCATAGTACACCAGTAGTACCACCTTTTGTATTATTATCACAGATGAAAATGCCATCCAATGTAGGTGGCGTAGCATCATTTACAGTAAATTCAATGTAATTAGCTGCAATATTTTCTATTAATTTATTACTGGCAGCTGAAGGTGTCCAAATTTCTCTAGTAGCTTCATCATAACTGGTGTACTCAGACCAACCGGAATGGCTAGCCATTGTATCAGAAGTAGAAAGAGTTGTTATTGTTTCAATTAACCCACAGTACCAAGATGGCTTAGATGCTGAACCAAACATAACATCTAAGATATTATTATAACCAGTCTGCACAATACCGTTATTAAAGGACTGTTTAAAGACAACCCTGCCATCTCTTATTATTTGTGTTTTAAATACTCCCTCAAGGCTTAAAGCATCCATATTATCTCCTATTGTAGTTTTATTGTTTTTCTTCTTATTGCTCTACGCAAGCTAGTACCAAGTTTCTGTATGTCATAGTTTTCATTACCTGTGCTAGTCATATTGATGTTAACGTCTCCAACAGAAACATCTCCGCCTTTATTCATTCTTAGTGCATTATTACTTGAGTTCATACTAACTAACTGACTATAGAACCTTCTGCTAGAATTTGGGTTCATTATGTACTCGCCAGGAGTTAACCTAGCATTAATACTATCCTGGCCATAAGCTTCTCCTCCTTTAGCAAAATTAGACGGTATACTAGATGGCAAGCTAATTGGTGCTGCAGTAACTGGAGTTTTAGCTCTCTCTGCCATAAGCCTAGCAGTTGCTTTAATGACTTTTTCAATCTGTTTATTCTGTTTTGAATAAATATCATCTAATATCTTAGCCTCTTCTTCTAAGAGTTCATTTTTAGATAACTGTTTTATTCTTTCTTTATCTGTTACTTCGGCAGTATCTTTAACTATTTCTATAATTTTCTCTTTATAATCAAGATTTTCTTTAGTTATTGTTAACTGTCTTTCAGCTATTGTTTTTGTTTCATCATCCCCTGCTAATTTTGTTAATTCTTGCCTAGCTGATATCATAGTGTCAACTAAATTTACAACCGGGCCAGAAATTCTTGCATCATAATCAAATGATGTAATAAGTTTTTGAAAATTATTCAAAGCTTCTAGTTCTTCTTTAGAACTACTAAAGATACCTTTTTCTTGTAAAGTATCAAGCTGTTTATTTGCATTTATAATTGTTTCAATTAATTTTTTACTTTTTTCAGGATCATAATCCTTTAGGCTAGCCGACATAATAGCTAAAGATTTTTCTGCTATTTTTGCTGCAGTGGTTATTAATCCAGTTTGTTTCTCTATCTGACCCTCATAAGCTGTATTGTCGTTAATCCTAGCCGTTTTCTCATCATTAATAAGTTTTAAACTTACAGCTGCTTTCTGTGCACTTAAATCTTCTAACTTGTTTTGTGCAACTTTTGCTTCTTTTATTTTTATGTTATTTAAAAGCACAGCTGATGATGACTTAATTTCACTATCACCTAATTTAGATATAGCTACCTGTAATGTAGTAATATCCTCTTGACGCTGTCTTAATATTTCATTGATACCTGCAGCATCTTTACCTTCTAACTCATCTTTTATCTTAAAGTTCTCAACTTGTTGTAATTTTATTTTGAAGGCTATTACTTCTGCTTCTGCTTCTTTTCTTTTCTTAGTAAGATCATCTATTTGTTTCTTTTCAAATTCTTGTAACTTTGTTTGTTGTTGTTTTGCTATCTCGATGAACGCAGTATATTCAATTTTAGAGTTCTCAATATATTTACCAGTAGTCTCATCATTTAATTTGATGCGTTCATCTTGTAATGCTTTAGCATCAGCAATAGCAGCTGCTTTGATACTATTTCTTTCACTGTAAGAATCACTATCTCTTAATTTCTGTGCTGTTTCTCTATTAAGATTAATCAGTTCTTCATCAATCTTTTTCTTACGTTCTACTCTATCTTTATCAAGTTTTACTAATTTTGTATAAAGATCGAATTGACTCTTTAGTGTCTCTGTAGCAATTTCTGTTTGCCCTGCTTTAACTGCTGTAACTCTCAAACGATTCTGTTCTTTTATCTGATTGACCAGTGTTTGTGCTTGTTGATTTGGTGTCTGGCTATCTAAAGTATCTTCAAAAATACGTTCCTGTGCAGCTGAAATCAGCCCTTTAGTATCAGTCGATAGCTTCTTTATCTTGCTCTCTGTTGCTTTAATTTGGTCATCAATAGCTTTAACATTACCTTCTATTACTTTTTTGATCTCACCAGAAATAGTACCAAAAGCATCCCTTAATTTATCAATATCTGCTAGCTGTTTATCAGTTAATGCATTATTTGATGCTTTGATAGTTGCTACTACTTGTAGATTAGATTTTAGACGTTCATTATTTGCATCTATAATTGCTTTAACTTTTTTATCATTAGCTTTCTTGAAAGATTCAAAAGCTTCATCATTAGCTTTCCTGATTTTTAGTGCCGCTATTTCTTCAGCTGCTAATGCATTGATTATAAGACCAATACCTTTCAATACTGGATAAGCTATAAGGATTGGTGGGAAAGCTGCAACTAATGCCGCCCCTGTTATAACTGCACCTGTTTTTATAACATCTAATGCTGCTAATAGTTTCACTTTAAATTCATCTACATCACCAATAGTATCAGCAAAGACTTTCACCAGTGTTGTGCCAATATCATCAACAAAGATATCTTTAAGAATAGTGCCAAATCTCTCTAATTTAACACCTGCACTATCCATAGTTAAAACTACAGCTTTATCATAATTAGATTGAGCTTCTGTCATCTTATCTAAAACATCTTGATAGTCCTGTCCACCATTAGATAGTGCAGCAAGTGTAGTTGTCAAACCACGTACTCTAGGGACTAATTCAGCTACAACAGAAATATTTCCTTTAGTATATTTCTGCATCTGCTGTAAAACGCCATTAAGACCAAAAGTTTCAATAGCAGCATCACCTGATGCAACACCTAATGATGCAAAGAAATCCTTCATTGCTTCAGTTGGTTTGAGCAATGCATTCATCGTACCACGTATCTGTGTTAAGGATTGTCTAGCTTTGATACCTCTATTTGACGTGAGTGCCAATAAGGCATTTACTTCATCTAAGCTAATACCTAGCTGACTAGCTACAACTGTTACTGTGCCTAGTGTATTAGCAATCTCGCTAGATCTAACACGACCTAATTCAATAGTCTTAAACATTTGGGCAGCTGTACTATCAGCATCTTCAGCCGCGAGACCATAGGAATTAATTGCAGATGATAATAGATTAACACTATCCGTTAGTGATGAATTCGTCACACGAGCAAACTCGGCTGCTCTAGCTTGGAACTCAAATACCTGTGCACCTTTAGCAACCTGATTAGAAAGTGTTTGATAAGCTGATTCCGCTGCGTCTAATATATCGAAGCCGTATGTATCTGCAATATTCCTAATACCCTGACCAATAGCATCTGGGCTGATGGGAGCATCTTGAGAGATAGTTTGTATTTCTGTAATACGTTTCTGTAATTCAATGGCTTCACGTAAGCCTTCTCGTATGCCTGCAACTAAGGCTGATACAGCCCTTCTTATAAGTTGTGTTGCAATAAGTTGTACCATGCCCTTTAGTGAGAAAGATAAGGATTTTACAGTTTTAGCTTGCCTCTTATATGCTTCTGTGGCTTTATCTGCTGCATTAGCTTGGTCTTTAATTTTACGTGTAACATTAGACAACTTACCATTTATTTTAGTCTGTTCAATAACAAGCTCTTTACCAGCTCTTGTAATACCTTTAGTGACAACAATAGATTTGCCTAATGCCGCATTATAACGCTCAGTAACTTTAACATTTGTTAAGCCACTATTCTTTAATTCTTTTGCATGTCTAGCGTTAGCCACATTGATTCTTCGTTGTACTGCTAGCTGTTGTTCTTTAATTTTTTTGTCACGCTGCTTGGCTGCATTGTTTTCATTAACTACTCTTGTAACTTTTTTGACATTATCACCATAGTCTTTTGTAGTGGTGACTAACTGCTTATTAGCATCAATTTGTTGTTTTACTATGGTAGTTGTTACTTTACCATTTTTAGCTGTTTCTTTAAGCCCCAAAGAAACTTTCTGAAGACCCTTTTCAGTTTTTTCAAGTTTGTCATTCATTTCGTTGAATTGACGTAGGGCTTCTCGAGCCTCAAATTCCAACTCAAACTTCATTTCTTCAGACATAGTTACCCTCTCTTATATGTTATGGAGGCCCGTATAGCATCTCTAATGGCTTCTCCGTAGTAATTAAGCAGAAAATTTTTGACTTTGCCTCTAGCATAAGGAAGGCTTCGCCAAGGTGAAGTAGGTGAAACAGTTTTACCTGTCTCACCTGCTACCATATAATTTAAAGACGTTCTCCATTCAAAATAAGCAATACCGCTAGTATAATCTAATTTGTACGAGGATAATGCTCTACCTGTTAAGGGGTTCTTATACCTACTAACTCGTCTACTATGATTATTAGAGAAATCTAGATCAACACCAAAACGGTCTGCAACATTAGCCAATGTACCTCTAGCTTGGCCCGACCATACTGGTATCTTTGATGCAGTAGAATCAACAAAAACTTTAATAGCATTAGCCATTACTTCATTAATAGCTGCTCTGATGTTAGTATCAAAGTTTTTAAATTTTATGATTCTATACGTTGCTTTGCCTCTCATCTATTTCCTCTATTCCTCTAATTTGGTTATAGGCTATTAATTGGGATTGTGCTACAATATTACAATCATCCCATTTCTTTTCGCAGTTAGGTGGCAATATGTTGAATCTTTCACAAGCTGACCATACAGCATATTCTTCTGTTCTAAAACGGGGTAAGACTACTGCTTTTGCTCCTGCCCCTGAATAGCTAAAAAACGCTTCGTTGCCTCATCGATTTTCTTCTGATTCATACCATTAGCAATATATACTATATCTAGTATACGACTGATCTCAGCATCTACAAAATCCTGTTTGAGTTCATTTAGATAGTTTGTCCATGTATCTGGGTCACCTTCTACTATTGATTCCCACTCCAATCCTTCTGTTGCTTTCAAAGACTGTATTACTGTCCAAGCATTCTTCTTGCTTGCCCAATCATTCAGTGCTTCATTATAAGCTTTGTCATCGAAGTCTGGAAAAGTCTCTCCACCCCTTTTTGTTATCTGAGGGGGTGTAGGAACTTTGCACAGTTCTTCAAATTTTTCATAACTTAGTAAAGGAACTGCTTTAAAAACATATTCCTGATCTGCTTTAGGGATTACAATAATTTCTGGTGCCAACCCCATAATATTTTTACCGTTCATTTTCATAATAAATCCTTCTTTCTACAAATATGGTAAATAGGTGGATGATGTCATCACCATCCACCTTTGTTCTACTATGCCTTATGGCTGTGCTGTTCTACTTGATGCCGCTTCTGTTACGTTGCAGTTACCTGTTACAGCAATAGTTCCTGCACTTAGGTCATGGTTCAGAGACTCCCATCTGAAGTCTGCAAGAACAATTTCTTCAACTTCACCTGATGAGCAGTTCGGTGTATACAGTATCACTAAGTCTACTGCATATGGACGGCAAGCGTCCGAGTCAGAAGAAACCCAATCGGATGCGTTTCCGCGTTTCTTAAGAGCATCTTCTATCGTTGCTACTGCCCCACTTACGAGAGTTGAACCTTTGATGTAGTCCCAAACTATATCAAAAGTTACAGCTACAGGTATCTGATCACCCTCCCGAACTTCATTAAGAAGCCCTCGATTAAGCTTGTACTCCATGTTTCTTGTTTCATTATAAGTGAGGTTGCCTTCACCTATGCG